TGACGGGGACCTTTATTAGCACTCCAGAGGTCATCAAGGCCTCGTTTATGGAGGGCCTTAAGAAGGGGGAGAAAGTCGTGGAAGGCTTTTCAATTCTTGGCGACGATGCTGCCAAAAAGTTCTTGGAGACATTCAAGAAAGTTTTAGGCAAGGAGGACGCCAAGAAGCTGGCAGAATCGCTTGACTTTTCTGATGCCTTCAAGGAAATACTGCTTTACGCAGAAAAATTAAGAATTGAACGTGAAAATGGAGTTTTGTCTGTAAAGAAAGAGAGCGATGCAATAAGTGATGCCATGGCAAGACGCAGAAGAGAAATCGAAGATATGCTTCGCGAAATGGAAAGGCTCAGAAAGAAAAGCAAGGAAACGGCAGAACAGATTAAAAATGCAGCAAACGATATTGGCGACGCTTTTGTTTCTGCCTTTGAAAAGGCTGTCTTTGCAACCGACAATTTGCGAAACACCATAAAAGCGATGCTTCTCGACATCGAAAAGGCGATGTTCAGGGCCTTCGTGTCCGAACCAATGAAAAAGCAAATGGTGGAATGGACCCAGCAGGGCATCGGGGCACTTATGGGAATGTTCAGCCCGGGTGGCGGCGGGGACATCGCGTCCATAGGATACGGCGAAAAGCTGCCTGGTGGTGGAACGCGCCAGCTTCCGTTTGACATACCAACAAAGTTCGAAAAGGGCGGTGTCATTGGTGGCCCGTTCGTTTTCCCTATGCGTACCGGAATGGGTATTGCAGGAGAAAAAGGCGAAGAAGCTATCATGCCTCTTGCAAAAGACAGCCAGGGCAGGCTTGGGGTAAAGGCCACTGAAACGGCCCAGGCACCGATCAACGTCAGCATGTACATCACGACGCCAGACGCCAACAGCTTCAGGCAATCCAGGTCGCAGATCATGCGTGATCTGAACTTTGGAATCAGGCGCGGCCCATGATCAGCGAGCTTGAATTCTACGGCGGGGCGCGTTACAGCGCTGTATCCGTCGATGTCGAGCTGAAGGCCAGGCAGCCGCGCGTGCGGTCTTTTTTGCCATCGGTCAATAACCTGAATATCAAGCTTCCAGTGGCAACCAATCTTATCCTTGGTGGCCCGCAGTTTTTTCTCGCAAACCTTCATGCATCCTACGACATGAAGCTGACTGACAGCGGAGACACGGAGCTGGCAACGATCGGCCCGGAGCAGATCGCGGTTGTTACACTGGTCGGCAATATCGAGACGATCGGGGTATGGCTCGTGCAGGTCCGGGACGTCCTGGGGATCGCGCAGGGTGCCTGATGGCCTTCGAGATAAGCAATGCACTGCGCTCCCTGCTCGATGCAAAAGTGCATTCGATCGCTACCTGCTGGAAGTTGGAGCGCACAGACGGAGAGATCCTCAGATTCACTGACTGCGACAAGCTGCTGACGATCGAGGGCGAGACCTACACGCCGATGAACAGTCTTAGCGCCACGGCCAGGCAGTCGCTGTCTGGCTTCAAAGAAGACAACCTCGAGGCGGTCGGCATTATCTCCGACGATGCGATTACGCACGATGACCTGCAGGCAGGCAAATACTACGAGGCAAAGATCACGGAGACGATCGTTGACCACAGGCACCCATGGGCCGGCATATACGGGCGCAACGTGTACTGGCTGACCGAGTCCAAGTTCTCGGACAACCGCTGGGAGGGCAAGCTCGAAGGTCTGGGTCGATGGCTCAGGCCGAAGGTCGGCGACATGTACACGCATGAATGCAGACACGAGCTTGGTGACTCGATCTGCAGGGTCAACCTGTCATCGATCGAGGAGAGCGGTGCCGTTTTTCTGGTCGATACAGACCCGCTGCTGGCCAGGGCAAAGTTCGAGTGCACTGGCCTGACCAAGGGCTCCGGGTATTTTTCCTTCGGCCGGCTGACCTGGACGTCCGGCGCCAACAACGGCCAGATCGTTAACGTCAAGGAGAGCCTTTTCGGACCGCCTTACACGATCGAGCTGCAGCTGCCAGCGCTTTATGCAATCGAGCCAAACGATACGTTCGACATCGTGGCAGGGTGCGATAAACTTAGAACAACGTGCAAAAACAAGTTCAACAATTTTGTCAACTTCGGCGGATTCCCGTTTATACCTGGGCGGGACAAGACGCTGCAGGTCCCGAGCGTTCGATGATCACCAGGGGCGACATAATCGCGAGAGCCGCAAGGGCTATTGGCACACCGTTCGTCCATCAGGGGCGCATTATCGGCAAGGGCCTGGACTGCTTCGGCCTGGTGGTCGCCGTCGGAAAATCGCTCGGAGTCATGGATCACGACTGTAAGACCTACGACCGTTATGTCGAAGGCGACAAGGTTCTGACCGAGATGCGCAAGGGCCTCGACCAGATCGAGATCGCAGACGCTGGCCCTGGCGATGTGGTCGTCATGTGCGTGACCAGGGCCAGGACCGCCAGGCATATCGGGATCTTGAGCGACTGCAACAACATCATCCATACAAATCACACGACCGGCGAGATCGTGGAGACCAGCTATAAACCGCAATGGGCCAGGGCCACGGTCGCGGCCTTTAAATATAAGGGCATCGACTGATGGCGCAGCTTGCACTCGGCATTGTCGGGGGAATGATCGCAGGCCCGATAGGCTTCGCTCTCGGAACGGCTGCAGGCTCTTACATCGACAGCGAGTACCTTTTCCCTGCAGTATTTGGGACGGACGAGCAGCAAGAACAGCCGATAATGCTTCATGGACAACGCCTGAACGAGATACAAGTTCAGGCGACAAGCGAGGGCTCGCCTGTCCAGTTCGCGCTCGGAGAGCAGAACAGGATTGCCGGCACGATTATCTGGCTGTCAGAGCTTCACGAGACATCGCTGGCAACGCCCAGGCCGACAAGGCCATGGGGAATTACCACGACATACACCTATCAGGTAGATATTGCGATCGCAGTTTGCGAGGGCGAGATCGAGAGTTTCGACAAAGTCTGGGCGAATGGCCAGGTAATCTGGCAACCGGAACAAACCGTGAACAAGATCAGTAACCTGGTCAGCGTGGAATCCAGCAGCGTTTTGGGCCAATATACGATGAAAGTTATCTCGGAAAACGGCGGCCCTGATCTCAAGGAATACAAGAGCGGCCTGGATATCGCATTTTCAGGCTGGACAAATGGGGCAAACAACGGGACCGGGACTGTGATCGAAGTCGGCGACGGGCCAGGTGCCGGCGAGACTTTCATGCAGGTGCGCAAGGATACCTGGCTGGATGAGGTCTTCGGCGCGACCGTGACCATGAACCAGACAATACCGGCATTTTCAGAATCAATGATGGAAGGAATAGAATTTTATACCGGGACCCTGACGCAAACCCCAGACCCGACGATTCAGGCGATTGAAGGCGTTGACGAGGTCCCGCCATTTAGAGGCATTGCATACGTCGTAATCAAGAACCTGGAGATCAAGCAGTTCGGCAACGTGCTTCCGCACTTTCAGTTCCTGGTCAACGAGCAAACAGACCGCAAGGTAAACGAAGCTATCCCGATCATTCTTGAGCGCTACGGCCTGACCGCTGACCAGTACGATGTCAGCGGCGTTGAGGATACAGAGATTTTGAAGGGCATGGCTGTCCAAGGGCCGCAGTCCGGCCAGGATCTGATTAACCCGCTGATCACCGCGCACGACCTGGTCCTGACAGAGTCGGAGGGCAAGTTCATCTTCAAATCAAGGGGAAACGTCGATGTCGTCACTGTTGACGAGAACGACCTGGCGACCAGGGAGTTTGGCGCGGCTGCGGCCGGGAAGATCGGCGAGACCGATGGCATGAGCATCGACCTGCCGAACGAGGTTAATGTCCGGTTTATCGAGAAGAAGATGGACTGGCAGATGTCTATGCAGCGCGAGCGCAGGTTCGCAACGCCGTCTGAGCAGGTAGTCAACTACGACCTGCCAATGGTCTTGACCGGCGCCGAGGCAAGGAAGATCGCAAGGCGCGAGCTTTGGCAAGCCTGGGCTGGTCGCCGTGTTTACTCGATGTCGTTGCCTGTTTCTTACTTGGAGATCCAACCGAATGACACGCTGGCGATGACAGTGAACGACGAGGACTTGCGCATGACCGTCAAGCGCGTGGACCGTGGAGCGAACGACATTCTGGCGATCGAGGCCGTGAAGGAATACGACGCGGCGAACGAGCAGGTTGGGGTCGAGGACGAGGTCGAAGACCTGTCCCTGACCTATCACATCTTTGTCGCCGGAGAGCTTTTTTTCTGCGTGATCGACATCGCGCCGTTTACGAACAACGAGGTCAGCACGCCCGGTATTTATTACTCGATCGGAAAATATGATCCGGAGGCCGACTGGCTGAGTTCTGCGATCTGGCAATCGGGCGATGGCCAGAACTTCTACCTGGTCGGAAACCAGATTGTCGAGGGCTGGGCCGGAGAAGTGATCGGCGATCGCTTTCCGTCAAACTCGACATATCTTTGGGACCGGGAAAGCACGGTCAGGATCAGGATGCGCGAGGGCACGCTCGAGAGCAAGACCGAGCTGGAGGTCCTGAACGGCGCAAATCGCGCTGTCATTGGCGGTGAGGTCATTGGATACGCGAATGCAACTCTCGTGGACACCGATACTTATGACCTTGATACCTTTCTCCGGGGCCTCCGTGGAACAGAAAGCCAGGTTGCGAACCACGACATCGATTCCGAGCGATTCATACCGATAAACGACAACCCGGGCTTCGAGTTCCTGCCCACGAATCTGGCGGACACCGATCGCGACCAGGACTTCAAGGCCCAGGCGCCTGGGGTCCTGCTCGGAACGATTCCGGCCTACAAGCTGCAGCCCATGCGGAACAATACGATCCAGTGCTTCGCGCCGGCTGTTCTCACTGGCCTGCGCGACAGCTCCAACAATTTGACGATCAGCTGGAAACGCAGAAGTCGCACGCTGCACAAGGTCCTCCTGCAGGTTGCGCCGATGCTAGAGGCACGCGAGCGCTACGAAATCGACATCCTGGACACACCGGGTGGCAACGTATTGAGAACAATCGAGGTCGAGGACGCGACCAGCGTGGTCTATACCGCTGCGCAGCAGACAACAGATGGCTTTGCACCAGGCAATCCCATTCCAATTGACATTTATCAGCTCTCTGACCTGGTTGGCCGGGGCACAGGGCGGGAGGTAACACTGTAATGGCGGACACCCCAAGGCTCGCAATGCCTTACATTGAGGCAGATCAGGACAGCGCGTATATCACGCACAACGAGGCGCTTGCGCTGCTGGACTTGATGTCGAACATGACGATGGAGGACCGCGATCTTTCAGCGCCTCCAGGAAGCCCGGCCCTCAGTTCGCTTTATTATGTGAAGGCAACCGCCTCCGGCGATTGGACTGGTCATGATGGCGAGATGGCCGTTTACACAGTAAGCGGCTGGCGTTTCTTCGCACTTTCAGAGGGCATGAACTTCTGGATCAAAGACGAAGATGTGCGCGTGACATGGAACGGCTCGGCATGGATCGAGGAAAACCCTGCAGCTTCAAGCGCGGAGCAAGAAGCGTATGGCGGGATCTCTGCAGGTGGTGGAAAATCATTTGGTACGGGCTTCACGGTATCGCCGGGAGCTGTTGGCGTTTACAACGTGACGTTCACCTTGAACCCGGCCTTCAGCAGCCAGCCGGCAATCATACCAGTCATTGACAATCCGGCGATTCCTGTCGGAGCATATTCGGTTTCCGTTGCAACGAAATCGACCGCAGGGTTTACTGCGCACACTTTTGCAACTGTAACAGGAGGCGCTGCGAATGTTGCATGGATGTTCATCGCCAGAAAACCATAAAGGATGATTGATGGGAGATCACGAACCTTGCGCCCGAATCGAAAAAGTGGAGGGCAAGATTGAAACACTCAAGGCCAAAATGGAGGGCGAAATGAAAGAGCAACGTCGTTTTATCGAATCCATAGAAGGCTCATGCAAAAGAATAGAGGACTCGTTTACAAAATTCACGGAGCGGACTTCAAACCATATTGGCGAAATCTACGAGAAAGGAAATGTGCGTGAAAACAAGATTACAAGCCTTGAGAAAGAGGTCGAGGCGCAAAAAGAGCTGAACAACGTACATGATGAGTCGCTCCGAAAGGACCTGCAAAATGCCGGAGAATCCTTCAAAAAGGACCTGAAGAATGTCGAGACGTCTTTAAGTACTGCGATCACAGATGGTTTCAGGAATATGAAAACCGCTCAAAAGGCGAAGAAAGAATCACGGGAAAACTGGAAGTCATGGGTGTTTTTCGTGATCATGGCTATCCTTGCCATCATCGGATGGCTTGTTTGATAGCTTTCTGAGAGCCTGATCAGAAAAGACAATCCTGGGCAAGCCGTTTCTTTGCCAACTTGACGTATTCAGGATTCAGCTCAATTCCGATCCCTTTGCATCCGTTTTTTCTTGCAACCTCGAGGGTGGTTCCAGATCCCATGAAGGGATCAAGGACCGTCCCGCCTTCAGGGCATCCGGCCAGGATGCAGGGCTGAATTAGATCGGGAGGAAAGACGGCAAAATGCGCACCCTTGTACGGCTTTGTTGGAATTGTCCATACTGATCGTTTATTCCTTCCAGATGGGTTATTCCATTTCTCAGGCATCTTACAGCCAACTCCACGGCCGTTTTGCTTGTTTCCTGGAAGGTGGGCTTTCGATCTGACTGTTGAGTTTTGCCCTGCTGTTTTCTCTTCTGCGCAAGGCTCTCGCACAGCATCAATGTTGTAATAATATTTTACTGATTTGCTCAAAAGGAAAATGTACTCATGTGCCTTCGTGCAGCGATCACGCACACTTTCTGGCATGGGGTTCGGCTTGTGCCAGATAATATCCTGGCGCAGATACCATCCATCAGCCTGCAGGGCGAAAGCAACGCGCCATGGGATTCCGACTAGATCCTTTGGTTTTAGGCCTGGTGGCACCTCGCTTGACTTCGTGTTCCCAACGTCGCGCCATTTCTTGTCCATCACTTGATAAGAACGGTTCGCCGCATAGCTATCCCCAAGGTTCAACCACAAAGTTCCGTCAGATTTTAGCACCCTTTTGACTTCTTTGAAAACATCTACCATTCTTGAAACGTATTCTTCCGGGGTATCCTCGAGGCCAAGCTGCCCTTCAACACCGTAGTCCCGCAGACCCCAATAAGGTGGCGATGTCACGCAGCAATTCACGCTTTCGGACTTGAGTTGCGACAGCCCTTCAAGCACATCGGCGTTTATGATTTTGACCGTCATGGCCCGACGTAAGTCACAGGGACACATAGCTCGTTGGCTATTTCTATTTCCGCGTCCACTCCCTTTGACTTGTCCCATCCGTCGATCATAAGGACAAATAATTCATCGCATTTGGAAATGAAAAAGCGGTCGTATTGCTCCCAAAATTCCCATTCTTTAGGCAGCCCGAATTGAGCGATCGGGTGGGAATGCGCGATCGGGGAATAAACCATTTCCCCATCTTTCATGAGATTTGCCGCGTACTCGCAGACAGCCTTGAACCTCTGTTCGCGCACCAATGGATCCGGGTGGCTGTATGGGCTGGCAAGATAAATCACTTTCTCTCCTATTCCTGCAATGAGGACCAGGGTGTCCAGTCCTCTCGTATTGGATCCTCTCCAGAGAATTCGGCCCAGCGTTGCAGGATTACGTCTATGTATTTGGGTTCCAGTTCCATCATGTAACAGGTGCGGTTTGTTTTTTCGCAGGCTATTAGGGTGCTGCCGGAACCGCCGAATGGATCAAGAACAATTTGATTTTTTTTGGAACTATTCAGAATGGCATTGCAAATGAGAGATACGGGCTTCATTGTTGGGTGAAGATCGCTTTTATGTGGCTTGTCATATTCCCAGACAGAAGTTTTTTGTTCGCCCATTCCATAAAATTTATGTTTTGTTGTCCATCCAAAGAAAAGCGGCTCATGCTTATAATTGTAATCGCATCGGCCAAGTACATGGTTGTTTTTAACCCAGATAATGACATGCCGATAAGGAAGCCCGGCCTCCATCATCATCATCATCATCATCATCATGCCCTGGATCTGAGGGCCAAAAATATAGTAGCTGTTTGTTTCCGAAAGATTGTCTCTTAGAATCTCAAAAACCTGCTTCCAGAATTTCTTGATTT